TAAATAAACTACGGATAAGGTTGTTTTATCTGTACCACCATATAAATCAAAATTGTTTCCACCACATTGGACATTCATTTGAATATAATCACCAACAGCCAAATTTTCAATTCTTGAATGACTAATTGCATATTGAGAATCATTAGTTGCACTTGTTTGTGTTCCAGAAATTTTACTGCCATTCTTGAAAATTTGTAAAAATCTATAATTTATTCCTGTTTGCCATTGAGTGCTTCCAATAATCAAGTATTTTCCACCTTTTCCTGATGGAATAGTAATTCTACTGTTATTGGTCGATGTGCTATGAAATGAATCGGTATCAAAAACTTCACTATCAAAACTTACAATTGTTCCTGTATCAGATGTTATAGTTTGTGTTGTGGAATGATAAATTAAACATCCCACAAATCCACTAGCGGATGGTGTAGCCCAAGCAGGAACTCCACCACTAACAGTTAAAACTTGACCAGTGCTACCTATGCCGAGTCTAGTGTTTGTATTTGCTGTAGATGAGCGATACTCAATGTCGCCAAGAGTTGTTGATGGATTTAAGTTTTTTGTGGTTGTATCGATTGAAGTTCCAAGTGTGCGAATTGCACTTGCACCATCTTTAACCAGATCGGTGTCTGCTGGTGTTGTCCAGCCATAATTGGTAGTTGTTGGCATTTTATCCTTTTCCTATCAGGCTACTATTGTAGCGTATTCCCAAGTCAATGTTGGGTCTAAAGTGTTCCATTTTTCGGCTATTGGTGTGGTATTCCAACGCATTGCCACTTGGCTAAATTCGGTCGGTGAAACATTGATTGTTAAAAATAACTCATTAAATCGAGTGCTCCATGACCAGCCCTCAACATATCCCTGAAATGTGCCACCTGATATTTGAGTAGGCAGATTTCTAATATCAACAGGCATTCCCATAAATACACCTAATAGATCATCACGATCATTGTCATCAATTTCTGAATTAGTGATTGGGAATGTTATCGATTGGAATGCTGGCTGTGGATAAGCTCTTTGTTCAATATAGCGATCAGCAATAGCTTGAGCATCTACTGCACCCTGAACCCTAGAATTTATAGTTTCGGCTTTATAGCCATAAAGGGTAATTGATGCAGCATCGCTAGCTGTAACCTGTGAATTAAAGTTATTGCCATAATTTATGTATATGTCATTTCTAACATCTGATGATCTCATAACAGTTGATAAGCCAGCACCTAAAGCATGACTAGCATCTAATTCAACATAACCATTTGTAAGCAGATAGTTTTGCCTATGGTCTGCATCTGCATAACCTATGTTGCCATTATTGGCTTCATAAATATACCCAAAGGCTGAGTTTGCAATATCTGAAATGACATTGTAAATCGTATCGACTGTCGTTGATTGAGCAGTCATTGTGTAAAGACCGGGTTGATCTATTTCGCCTAATCCTAAATTAACTGCATTTGTCCAAGTCTCAGTTGCGTCATAAGTAGCCCATGTAGAAGCTGATGGAACATCATTCCAAGTTCCTAATAGAACTGTTGAAAGAATTGTGTAGATTTGGTTGCCATCCTCATCTTGTGAAATGTTATCATCCCAAATATCTTTGGCTATTTTCGCCAATGATCCCATCGCTATCAATGTGTATTCAATGACTGTTCCAATTGAACCAGTGGCACCAACCGCAACAGTTACATCGGTAATATCTCCGCCAAATATAGTTACATAACTTCCTGAACTATCTTTGACTTGTAAATCTAAACTGTCATTTATGTCAAAAGGTAAAGTTTGACCATTTAATGCAACAAGGGTTATTTGAACATAAGATGGATTTGGCTGGATGTAAATGTTATCTCGACCAGCTTGATGCTGAATATCGCTGATTGCTATGTCAGTGTAATCGACCCCACCGACAGTTAGTTTCCAATCTGGAGTCCATACTGTCAATTTAGTCTAATTCCATTTCCAGTAAATACTGGCACGCTTCGAGCTGCGCTTTGATTAACTACTTTTCCAACAGCTCTTGCTGCGCCTTCACCATCGATTGCACTTACATAAATGTTAGTTACTGCTGGATTACCTGCGCCATAAGTAAAGTTTGATCCACCACTTGGAACTGATGGTAATGATGATCTAGCAGCTGTTGGTGATGGATTTGGAATTGATCCGATATTGACACCAGGAATTATGTTCACAACTCGAATAAGTTCATTGGCTAAAGATACGACTAAGCCAATCGCTTCTCTTAGGAATGTGATAAATCCAGAAATGATGCCAGAAACGACCCCAATTGCTCTACCAAATGATTGAGCACCCCTTTGGGTTTCATTCAATGAATTGTTCAATCCTTCACTACCAGTTAAGCCTGCAATAAATGCGTTAAGTGTTGGAATGCCTGTGTCATTTAAAAATGTAATAAATTGCTCAACTGCTGGCAATAAGGCAGTTCCTAAACTTTCCTTAGCTTCATCAAATCCAACTTTTAAGCGATCAATTTTTCCTTGAAATGTATCAGCATTTGTAGCTGCTGCTCCACCATAAAGATCAGATAGTTTTTGTTGAATCTCTGTAAAACTTAATGTGGCTAATTCTGTCTTTGATAAGCCAAGTCCTAATCTGCCAAGTGATGCAGTATTACCATCTTGGGCACGACCTAAAGCATTGGCTACTTGTTCAAGATCTAATCCACGACCTTTTGAAATATCTAAAGCAAGTCCTAATAATCTTTGTGCCTCGCCTGTATCTTTTGTACTTACCGCCAACCTCTGCATGGCCGGACGAAGTTGTTCATCCGCAACACCAGTCGCTAAAGAAGTCTGAAGGATGAAGTCCTCAGTTGCCGCTATTTGGCCTTCAGTAGCCCCTGTGGCGGTTCTTAATGCAGCAGCTAACCTTAACTGTGCCTGCTCATCCTCTATTGCAGCCTTGACCCCATCAACGGCTAATTTGCCAGCATAAGCAACGGCAGCAGCAGCAGCTACAGCGAAAGCAGCAGCAGCCTTTTTTCCAAACTCACCAATTTTGCTTGAGTTTTCTTCAACGGCTTTATCAGCGTCGCCTAACTTCTTTTTAAGATCATCAACATCAGCAAGGATTGATAACTTTAATGTGCGATTACCAGTAGCCATTAGACCCATTCCTTAATGATGCGATTAAAACTTTCTTCCCACTTGTTAATCAATTCAGGCTGAATTCTGCGAAGGGTTGGATAAATGAACCATCCTCGAGATCCACGACCTGACCTTCCTGAATAACTAGGGAATTGTTTGAATTTATTTGAACCAAACTCAATGCCACCCCATAGGGTTTGTGTAGTAGCACCACCTGAAAATTTTTGACGCGCAAATCCGTAACTGAACTCGCCAATCTTGCTTGACTTCTTAATGCTGACGCCATCCGCGACTCTTTCCGCAACCTTGCCAGCCTTTGTTCTTGTTCTAGCTGCTTGCTTAATTTCCTCAGATGCAAAATACGCCAGAGCAGCAGATTGACGGCGTGCTTCATCAGTAGCTTGTTCATCCATAAGTTTGAAAGCCTTGTAAATGTCGCGTAGGTCTTTTTTGTTATAGGCGATTGTTTCACTTGCCATACCTCTGCTCCAATACTTCGATCGCTGTCAAAATGTCGTCTGAATCAACCCATTCACTCATTGGAATTTGTGTGGCTATTGCCAACTCAACCAATAATCTGCTTAGGCTTCCTGCTGGATGACTTTTGGGTCTGCATCACCGACTATTACATCAGCGACAGTTTCCATCCATACTTCAAATCCTTTTACTGGCTTTCCTGCTGCTTCTCGCTTATGTGCGTTATATGCTAAAAACATCAGATCCCACATACCAAGTTTTTCTTTTGCTTGGCTTATTGTGTGGCCAGTTTGCTTTTCCCATTTAGCCCACTCAGGCGGTTGGGCTACATAAGTGGCTTGCTCGCCTGAGTTATATTCAATTGTAATTGGTAACTTCATTTGTTTGCTCCCGTTTTATTTCTTAACTAAATGTTTCGGTTACTGCTCCACCTGAAACAGTAAATTCAAAATCAACAGTTTGTGCATCAATTCCTGATCCACCTGCTGTTGGGAACTCTGGCTTTACTGGGAACACAAATTGTGCTCCTGTTGCAGCTGTAAGAGTGATTGAAATATCTGTATCTGGAGCTGTTTCTGCTGCTGTCCATAGAGCTTCACAAACTGAGTTTGCCTTGCCCCAGTCAGCCAGCATCGATAATGCAAATGTTCCTGAAATGTTTGTGGTCTTATAAGCTGTGCCATCAAGTGTTTGGTATTCCTGACGCTCATTGACTTTTGTTAAAACTGCGCTGGTTGCTTGCGCTTCGATGTCTGTTCCACCTGTGAAAGACAACGAAATATCGCGACCAGTTATGACTACTGTTGCCATGATTATTTCTCCTTAGACTGTGCGTGTGTAGTAGGTAGATACTCGAACATCTGCGATAAGCAAAGTCGATGCTCCGACTGTGGTAACTGTTGGTCTTTCGACCGAGCTGACAATATATCCCGCTGGAATAACTGCCAGAACGCTTATGATTAACTGCTCGATATTGTCGAGCGATGCTGGGTTGCTGTTATATGCAACTGCAACTGTGATTGTCATATTGACTTTTGATCTAATGTTTGATTTGTTAATTGTTTCAAATTCAAGGTATGGGCTATCTGGAACAACCACGACAGCTGGTGGAATTACTGTTTCAGGCACAAATGAATAAACATTTCCAGCAACAGTTGATAATGCAGTTGCTAGTGGTGTGCGAACTTGTTCAAGGATTGTTTGATTAGGCATTATTGAGCAATTCCCTCAGTATCTACATAAGGCCCTAAAATTCCAATTACTCTTGAATATAAACTGCGACCCATACGATAAGGAGTTGCTGTAAAATCTACTCCTTCGATTTGTCCTCCGGCTGCGACTCTTGATTGAAAAACTTCGACTGATATTGCAAAGACAGCTGATCGAACAGATTGGTTTCCAACATAAGTTGATGCTGATGATAAAGTCGCGCTTCCACTTGGAATAACATTTGCTTCTGCGACATCGGCATTAGTGATTGCAGCTTGGAA